GGGAAACCGCGTGACGGTGCCGCCGGGGCCGACCGACGATCAGGACGTAGCCACCGCCGGCCCCGGTCTTTTCGGAAATGTAGATCAGGCTTCGGTCCGTGTCCTGAACGCGCCACGTCGGCGCAGAAATGACCATCTGCGCGTTGCTGTAGTCGGCGGGGGTCAGCTCGGGATGCAACCTCACCTGCTTGGCTCTTGTCTCGCTCGACATAACCGCAACGGGAGTCTTCGCGCCGATCGCCGCCGCATCCGCCTCGGGAATCCGTGCCAACGGGAACGGCTCTGCATTGTCGGCGTCATCAATCCATCGCTTGAACGGTCCGCCCTGAATCCATGACCGGATCATGTCTCCCGCCAGCCTCGCGGGAAGGCCGTCGAGCTTGCGCGCCAGAACCGATATCGGCTCCGCCACGCTTGCCCCCGGCGAATGCGCCCAGCCGCGGTCGATGCCGGGCGGCGCGCCGGTGCGCGGGTCGGGGCGGTCCCAGCCCTCGGGCAGCGTCAGGTCGGGGTCGCCGCCCATCCGCCGGGCCATGCCGGCCGTCCGCGCGCCGGTGACCGAGCAGCTGCAGCCCCAGCCGTTCGGCGGCGCGTGGCTGGCCCAGAACGGATGCTCGGGCGGCAGCGTCAGCCCGTCCCAGGCCAGGTGCTGCGGGCGCGGCTCGCGCGATCCGCCGTGGCGGTAGATCCAGAACGCGAAGTCGCCCTCGACCAGCTGCGCCATCCGCCCCGCCGCGTAGGAGGTGCGCATGTTGGTCTCCCAGATCACCCGGGTCCGCCAGGCCTCGCCCTTCGCGCTGCCCTCGCCGGTCCAGCCGTGCCAGCCGCGCCGCTCGACGATGGCGCGGAAGTCGCGGCGGAAGTCCTCGAGCGTCGCGCCCTCGGCGATGCCGCGGCCGACCGCCGCCGCCAGATCGCCCAGCAGGTCCGCGCCCACCGCGCCGGCCACCATGAACGCCCGGTCATGCTCGGCCCCGCGCAGGTCGTCCCAGCGGCTGGTGTCCCGATAGGTGCCGAGCCGCAGCCGGAACGCCGCGACCTGCTCGGCGAAGGGTTGGCGGAGCGTCGCGGAGAGATCAGCCAACGTCCGCCCCGCCCTCGTCCTCGGTCGCGACCCGGCCGGCGAGATGCGCGGCAAGCCCCGCCTGCGCCATCACCGCGGCAAGCGCGCCGGTGTCGAGCCCCGGCAGGCCGGCAAGCAGCATCTCGCGGAACTCCTCGAGGCTCCCGGCGGCCGACAGCATCGCCTCGATCCGGTCCAGCATGGCCGCCATCGCCGGGCGCGCCTCGGCCTCCAGCCGGTCGGCCAGGAGGGTCGCCGGATCGGAACGCTCTGGGAGGGCCGCTGAGCGGCCTTCCGCTTGAAGGGCAGTCTGCATACCTAGGGCGGCAGGACCCCCTTTAAAAAACGCGCGTTGCCCGTTTAACGAGGCTGCCGGGGGCGCCGGGATCGCGCCGCTGGCCGCGGGCACCATGACGCTGGCTCCGGAGCCGGGTTCCGACAGGCCGAACCGGTCGCGGATCTCGGATTGCTCGACCGTCAGCCCGCGGTCGATCATCGCCGCCAGCGCCGTGGACATCAGGCCCAGATCATGCGCTTCGGGCCGGGCGATCACGATGCGCGGATAGGCGCGCTGCGGCCCGAACTCGAGGTCGATCCACGGCCGCACGAGGTCGCGGTTCAGGATCCCGGCCAGCGCGCGGGCGTCGGCGCGCTCGATATCCTCCTGCACCTGGCGATGCTCGCGGCTGACCGCATGGCCGCCCGAAATCGCGTCGGTCGAGGTGGTCTGCCCCAGCACCGCCTTCGAGACCTGCCGGTCCAGCCAGTCGGCGCGCCGCTCGTAGAGGTCGCTCGACGCGCCGATCGAGCCCGACTCGATGAACTCGATCGTCATCGATTCCGGCACGATCGCCGCGCAGTCGCCGGCGATGTTGGCGACCGCCCGGAACAGCGTCTCGCGGTCCTCGTCGCTGGCGCCGGGCGCGTATCTGCCCAGGCGCAGCGGCTGGCCATAGGTCTGCGCGAAGATCGCCCAGTCCCGCTGGGTGTAGGCCTTGAACATCCACGCCCAGGCGGCGACGCGCGCCAGCCCCGACCGCAGCGCCAGGCCCGACTTGGCGCGGAATGCGGCAAAGACGAACTTGAACGGCGGCAAGGGCTGCTCGGTGCCGTCGTCGGCGATCATCAGCGGCGTCGCAAGGTCGTGCCGGTCGAAGCGGAACCACCGCGGGTCGCGCCATTCGAGGCGCGCAGGGCGCCACTGGCCCTCCGACGTCTCCCAGACGATCTCGGTGAAGCTGTAGCCCTTGCCGATCGCGTCGAGGATGTCGAAGATCTCTTCCGTCAGTTCGTCGCGGCGCAGCCAGTCGCGGACGGTGTCGGCCATGGCAACGTCGGCCGGGGCGTCCGATGCCGCCTCCACCCCGATCTCGATCTGCGCCACCGACCGCTTGCGGGTGGCGAGCACGCCCAGATAGTGCAGGTCGCGCTCCTCGATCGCCTCGGCCATCTCGAGGTAGGGCACCACGGCGCCCGCATCGGCGTCACGCAGCATCTGCGCCAGCCGCGGCGGGGTCAGCCCGTCGGCGGGATAGCCGGCCAGCGGGCTGCGGATGCCGGTGAGGGTCGGCCGCGCGGCGTCGCGCGTCAGGTCTGGGCGGCGAACCGGACGTCCCCAGCGGTCGAGCAGAACTGGCGTGGTCATGGTCTCTCCATCAGATCCAGCCGCTCAGCCGCGGCAGCATCCGGCCGGTCCGAGCGCGCGCGTCCGCCGCCTCGGCGGTGTCTTCGGCGGGTGCGGACGACGGGCGGGCCGCGCGGTAGGCGTATTCGAGACGCCCGGTCCGCGCCGCCGAGCAGGCGAGCGCGGCCGCCCAGAACCGGTCGGCGTGCCCGTCGGTATCGCCGTCCGCCACCAGGCGGCGCTGGCCGGTCACGCCGACCTGGCTGCGGATCGCGTGCAGGTCGGCGCGCAGCACCGCATCGCCCGCCGGGATCCGGAGGCGGCGGTCCTGCATCCGCTCCTTCAGTGCGGTCGCCATGTCGAGTTTCGCGGCGAGGCTGAAGAGCACCCCCTCGACCCGCACCGACCCGTAGCGCCGCTGCGCGTCCTCGACCGGCTTCTCGCCCATGCCGGTCTGGTCGATCGCGCAGCGCACCACCCGATAGCGCGCGAACACCCCCGCCAGCAGCGCGTCCTGCTCGGCAAAGCTGATACGGCGACGGGCGATCACCTCGCGGGTCCAAAGCACGTCGCCGACCAGCTCGGCCACCCAGATCACGAACAGGTCGTTCCGCGCCGCGATGTCGACGCCGACGAAGCACGAGCCCCCGGCATAGCCTTCGGGCCGGCCGGCGCCCGCGTGCTCGGCCGCCGAGATCAGGTCGTAGTCGAGCCAGGCCGAAGCCTCGTCGAGCCAGCGCAGCTCGTATTCCTGCGCCCAGGCGTCCTCGTCGGCCATGCCCCGGCGCAGCATGTCGATGTCGCGCGCCAGCCCCTGGCGCACCGCCTCGTGGATGTCGACCACGTGGCGCGACCAGACGCTGTCCTCGGCCGTCATCAGCTCGTAGAACTTGTTGCCCTTGCCGTTCGGGGTCGAGATCACCCGCAACTTCTGCCCGCCCTTCGAGATCACCGGGAACAGGGCCGCCCAGATCTCGCGGCTTTTCGCGTGAAAGGCGAACTCGTCGAGGATCACATTGGCCGAGAATCCGCGCGCCGTGTCGGGGTTGGCGGGCAGCGCGGTGATGCGGCTGCCGTTCGGGAATGCGACCTCGAGCGCCTTGTAGACCGCATCGGGTCCCTTCTCCTGCGGCGCGCGGAACTCGCCCTCCTCGAAGCGCGGCTCGCCCCCCTTCAAGAGGGTGTTGTAGACCTCGTAAAACGCCCGCGTGAACGGCTTGATCACCTCGGTCATCGCCTCGGCCGCCTGGCGCTCGCCGCGCGACAGGATCACCCAGCGCGCCCGCCGGTCCTCGGACCACGCCCGGAAACAGTCGTCGACGCATTCGCCGCCGGTCGAGAAGGTCTTGCCGGTCTGGCGGGCGAACATGCCGATCTTGAACCGGCTCGCATCGGCGATCCAGGCGCGCTGGTAGGGCAGGAACGTGACGACAGGTTTCATCGGCGGGGGGGTCATCGGCGGGTGCCCCTGAGCAGCGTCCAGCCCTCCGCCTCGAGCTCGGGCCAGAGGTGCAGTGCGATCGTGACGCAGACCTGGACCTTCACCGTGCCGTCGCTGCTCGAATGATACCGCGACACCGCCGAGACGACGGCCGCGCAGAGGCTGCGGCAAAACGGCCCGCGGCGGCCGTCCGGGTCGAGCCAGAAATACCGATACTCCGGGCGCGCAGGGCGCCGCGCGGCCCCCATCATCCGAACCCGAGAATGCGGCGTGCCTTCTCGGCCGCGAGCGCGTCGATGTCGCCGGCCGCCACCGCGGCCTCCAGCTTGTCGGCCTGTCCGCGCCGCTCCTTGTCGCGCATCGCCTGCACCAGCCCCGAGGACGTCATCACGTCCTTCATCATCCGGGCAAGAAAATGCAGGTTCTGCGGGCTGATCTCGGCCCCCTCGCGGCCGACCTCGGCCTGCATCACCTTGAACGCGAGCGTTGTCAGCATCTGGAACAGGACCGAGTGCCGCTGCGCCTGGTCGTCCATGCCCATGTCGCCCAGCCACTCGCGGGCCCAGTCGCTCGATTGCTCCTGCAGTCGCACGAACTCGCGGTACTCGCTGCCGAATTCGTGCAGCGCCGACTTGCGGATGCGCAGCTCCGTTCCGGCCTCGGCCAGGCGGTCGTTCAGCGCGTCCGCGATCTCCTCATAGCCGGCGAAGCCGCGCGCACGCAGCTCCGACTGCAGCCAGAGCCGCAGTTCGGCGGGCAGAAGGTCGACCTTGCGCGCGGCGGGCACGTCTCAGTGCCCCGGCCGCGGGCGCGAGACTTCGGGATGGCGCGCGATCCCGGCGGCCAGCTCGATCCCCCGCACCGTCGCCGTCACGACCACGAAGCCCTCGTGGTCGTCTTGATCGACGAAACCCTGCTCGCGTAGCCAGTGCAGGTCGGTAACGATCTGGTCGGTGGTGATCCAGTGCCCGACTCCGCGCAGCATCGCCAGAAGCACGTCGCCGTTCGAGGTATAGCCGGCAGCCTCGGCCAGGAAGCCCAGGATGTCGCGCCGCCGGTCGCGGCGCTGCAAGTCCGCGTAATCGCTCACCGCTTCGCCCCCAGAAGATGTTCCTCGTGCCGGCTGACGATGTTCTCGAGCCGCTGCATCACCTTCATGTTGCCCTCCATCGCGGCGCTCATCACCCGGACATCCCCGCGCATCTCGGCCATGCCGAGGTGCAGGACATGCATGTCGTCCTTGGTCGGCAGCTGCGCCTGCGCCTGCTCGATCGCGGCCACGCGCAGCTCCAGTGCCTCGGTCTGCTTGAACAGCACCCCTATATGTTCGCCATTGCGCTTCGCGGGCGACGTCATCAGGCTCCAGACGGTCGACCCGAAGGCAATGATCGAGGTCAGCGCCGCCATCCACACCAGCGCCGGGGCGATGTCGAGAACCTCGGTCATGATTTTTCCACCCAGCGCGCGGCAAGGTCCTTGATCGTGTGCCCGCCCATGTAGAGCGCGAAATAAAGGCCCGAAAGCTGCATCAACTGCTCGAAAGGCACAGGCGGCAGCGCGGTCCGCCAGATCGCGTTGGCGACATGCAGGAGGACGACGTTCCACAGCCACAGCAGGCCGATCAGATACATGCCTCCCGGCCGCCAGGCCCGCATCCAGAGCGGTCCGTCCGCCTCGTCGCGCGCGAGCGACGCGGCATTCGCGACTTCGGCGGCATAGATCGTGATCAGTTCGGGCGCCGTCCGCTCGACCTCGCGCACCGCGTCGATCACCCGTGCCGGCTCAGTTTCGACCAGCCCCTCGATGGCCTCGGGCGCGACATGGAGGCGCCGGGCAATGGCACGCATGACGTCCCCGGCAAGCGCGGCGTCGCCGCCGCCGATGCGCCCCGTCAGGATCCGCTCGACCAGCGGCGCGCCGATCTGGGCGGCCAGGGCAATAAGCGCGGGCGCCATCAGCGCAGCTCCAGCGCGGCGGGGATCGGCGCGAACCAGGGCTCGCCTGCGGCCGCGATACATCCGGTGCCGGTGGTGCCAAGGACAACGATGGTCCAGCTGCCGCCCGAGACGGCTGCCATCAGGACCATGCGGCTCCCGTCGGATCTCTGGCCGACCCAGAGCATCTCCTCGCGGTACTGCTCCGACAGTACCTCGAGCAGGTCCTGCCCGTTGGCGCAGGCGGGCGTTGCCTGCGGCCCCGCCTGGACTGCCGCCTGGGCAAGCGCACCGACGGGCGCCGACAGGGCAAGCACCGCAGCCAGCGCCGCGGCGGTGAAGGTTGAGCGCATCAGAAGCTCCTCAGGAAGGCCGCGAGGCGCGGCAAGCTACGGTCGAACAGGGGGGCAAGCGCGTCGCGATAGGCCCATCCGAGCCAGATCGCGCGGCCGATCGCCAGCGCGGCGGCGATCTCGGCCGCCCAGGGGAGGCCGGTCATTGCCTCGATGCTTCCCAGGCCGCCCGCGCCCGCAGGCACCGCCTCGGCGGCCGCAGCCGCCCCGAGCACAGCCGGCGCGGCGGCCTTGCGGCGCGCAGCGAGCACGCGCTCGAGCATCGCGGCGGTTGCCCGGCCGATCACCCCGTCCTCGGTCAGGGCGTGGTCCCGCTGGAAGGCGCGAACCGCCGAGGCGACGATCACCGTCGCGTCGGGGCCGACCGCGTAGCCCATTCGGGCAAGCGCCGCACGGATCGCGGGGATCTCTGCCGCGGTGACGGGCGCCACGATGCGCGCCGGCGCGACCGTATCGGGCATGGCGACCCGCACCGGAGCGCCGACGCCGTAGTCGCCGCGCTGGAGCAGCGCGAATTCCTCCTCGCGCCGCCGCACCAGGCCAGACACCACGCGGCCCGCCGCCCGGCGCCAATTGCCGATGGAGGTGCGCACCGCGGGCCAATCGCGGACCTTCCAGGCCCGCACCCAGCTCGCCCGGCCAATCGCCCCGGTGTTGAAATGGAAGCTCACGCCGGCATCAAAGGCGTGTTGAAGGGGCGGCGCGCCCTCGACCGTCATCGCGCGCAGCACCGCCGGCTCGTAATTCTCGCGCAAGGCCAGCGCCAGAAGCCGCCTCGCCTCTGCCGCGTCGATCCGCATGCCGGCACGGGGCTCGACGACGCCCGAGGCCGCGGTCAGCCCCGCGCCGATCGTCCAGACGCCGGCCGGGCAACGATAGGCCCGAAGGACGACGCCCTCATGACGCTCGAGGAACGCCAGCCCCTGATCGCTTACCCGCACTGCGACGGCTCCCGGATACCACCCTGCCCAGGGCCGCGCCGCGCGCCGCCCGACCCGACCATCGCCCGGAGGGCGACCGGGCGACTAGGCACAACGGGTTGCGGGTTGGGGTGCGGGGGGCGCGGGCTGGGGTCAGAGGAGCCGCGGTTGCGCGGGGCCGTCGGGGACCGGCTGGCCCGAC